CGTTCCCTGGGAGCAGTACCTGTAGAGATTTCACCTGCCCCTACCCGCGATGGTTTCCCCAATAGTCCCCTCTCTTCGCGTGTATGGTTGAGTGACACGACTTGCACAGCGCGATCAGGTTACTGCGATCGTGCGTGCCACCTTCACTCAAAGGCAGCTTGTGGTGGATCTCTTCAGTCGGCACGATAATTCCACGTTCAAAACACAGCTCACAGAAGGGGTGCTCCGCAGCATACTTGTCACGGATCCTCTTCCATGCACGACCGTATCTCTTCTTCGTAGATTTATCTCTGCCGTACTTCTCATAGTTACTGTTGTTCAGCTTCTCATGCTCTTCACAGAACCTTTTGTCTGTCAGTTTCGGGCATCCGGGATAAGAGCATGGATGCTTCGGTTTCCTTGGCATCATTCCACCTTCTTTCCCATAGAAAAAGCCGCCACGGTATTTTACTCCGCAACGGCTCTCTCATCTTTCGCTTTTGCCAGTTTAACATTATCACATAGGCTTACTGTATCGAACTTGATTTTACTGTATTGTTTCCGGAATCGTTATTTCATCCAGGGCATTCCTGTGAAGGCGGAATACATTATCGATTCCGTAACCAAGCTCAATGGCGATCTCTTCCCATCTCATATAGGACAGATACCGCAGTTCCAGTATTGTCTGAAGCTCTGCACTCTCCACCGCTTTGATCCTGCGGATGATATCCTTCTTCAGTTCAACAAGCTTCATCATATCCTGGTTGATCTCATTCTCCAGGTCGATGATCTTAATAATGGCATCCTCCATTCTGGAGCCATCCCTGTTCGGGCTCTTCGGCATATCCGAATATGTCACCGTTGCTTTTGTTGCCAGATCATGAAGATCCTCAATCTGTCCCAGCTTGCTCTCAATCCGCTGGTTCAGTCCGAACGCCTGTGATAAATATTTCTTGGCTTCCTGCTGATGTCTGTTCATAAGCTACCTCCGATTGGAATTATTTTTTCTCCCTCGGATTGACTCTGATTGTCTCACTTCGTCCTGAAGCCTTTTGATCAAATATTCCCCATCAACGCTGGTCAGTTGGCTATACCAGCCGGAACGGAAAAACTTCTCAATCTCCAAGGCTTCATCTATTGCTTTTCGATCCTTCGGATGTGCCTTGCTCTTCTTAAGCGCCACCCTGTAATCAGCGACTGCCTGCAGAATGATTGCATTTGCCAATCGCTCATACGGATCCTCTGCCAGATTTTTATTTCCTGCCATAGGCACTTACCTCCGCTTTCACGGCATCGATCAGTCTGGCCTGCGTATTGCCCTTTGCGTGAAGTGCCTTCATGATTCGCTCATCAATCGAATCGGCTGTAATAATATGCTGCACCACGACTGTCCCGGATTCCTGACCCTGTCTCCAAAGCCTGGCTACTGTCTGCTGGTAAAGCTCCAGGCTCCAGATCATCCCGAACCACACCAACGTATTGCCGCCGCTCTGGAGATTCAGTCCGTGTCCTGCAGAAGCCGGATGTATCAGTCCTACCTCCAGTCTTCCTGCATTCCAGTCCTCGATGCTCTGATCCGAATCCAGCTTTCCGTAGTTCATACCCAGGGCTTCCAGCCTGTCGATGATCCTTGTCAGATCGTGCTTATACCTATACGCCACCAGAATGCTCTTGCCATTTGCCGCTTCGATAATATCCTCCAAAGCATCCAGCTTCTTATCGTGAATGAACTCGATACCGCCGGCATCGGAATAGACAGCACCGTTCGCCATCTGTGTCAGCTTCCCGGAAAGCGTCGCTGCATTGGCAGCTGTAACTTCACCGCCCGGAAGATTGATTACCAGGTCGCTGGCCATCGCCTCATACTTCTCACGCTCATCCGCATCCAGATATACCGGATATTCGGAGTTGATCAATTCCGGCATCTGCAAATGGTCGGTTCCCTTCATTGAAATCGTGATATCGGAGATCCTGTCATAAATTCTCTTATCAGCACCCTTCCGAAGCCGATAGCTGTAAACAATCGGACCGTTCGTCTGATCCGGCACAAAGTACTCGACTCTGTACTGGCTGATAAATCTTCCAAGTCTCTCTCCCATATCCAGAACCTTGTATTCCGCAAAGAGATCCATCAAACCATTGCTGGAAGGTGTACCGGTCAAGCCCACGATCCTCTTCACCTTCGGTCTTACCTTCATAAGGGCCTTGAACCTCTTTGCCTGCCAGTTCTTAAAGGATGACAGCTCATCGATCACCACCATATCGTAGTCAAATGGCAGCCCGCTCTTCTCAATCAGCCAGGGAACGTTCTCCCTGTTGATGATGTAAATGTCCGCATCTGCCTGAAGTGCCTTCAGCCTCTCTGCCGCCGTACCTACTGCTATGGAATACCGAAGTCCACGCAGCTGATCCCATTTCTGTATTTCCGCTGACCAGGTATGCTTCGCCACTCGAAGCGGTGCGATGATTAGTACCTTCGTTACCTCGAAGCTGTCAAACATCAGGTCATTCAGCGCCGCCAGCACGATACTGGTCTTGCCCATTCCCATGTCCAGCAGGATTGCCGCTATGGGATGTTCCTTTATGAAATTGATCGCATATATCTGATAATCATGTGGATTGTATTTCATCCAAAATCCCTCCAATCTGCTCCGGATCATCCAGTACATAAACCCGGAAGCCTAATCTCATCAGAAGCCGGTGCCGTGAAACCTGCAGCGGTCTCGGACGTTCACCCGGAGCCTTAACCTCCACCAGTCCGAAGTGCCTGCCCGGCAGTAAGACGATCCGGTCGGGCATCCCATCAAATCCAGGGGACACCCACTTTGGACATATACCGCCACGCCTTTTCACCTCAGCGACCAGCTTCTGCTCTATGACTTTTTCACGCATCACTAACCTCCATCAAAGTTTTCAGGTGTGCAGGTCGTGAAAGTCATCCCGTAAACTCCCTTTAAGGCATTTTCAAAAAACTCTCTTATAGGACTTTTAGTAGTAGACCTTCACGACCTGCACAATGGCTTAAAATCAACGTTTCTGATACTTCACCATTCTGAAAACAGTTACTCTATCGACCTGCATGACCTGCACATCAGTCCAGGAAGTCCTGTCCTTCCTTCAGACTCAGACCATGAACCATGATTCCGGAGCGCGTCTTGCGTCTGACAAAACCCGCCTTCTCGATTGCCGAATAGAAGTCAGTTGTGCTTCTGGTAAATTCACCATTCTGCAGGCAGTACGCCCTGTATGCCTGATACAGTTCCCCGGACTTCTCCGAAGCATCCTTATCAACGTCACAGCAGTCAGCCAGGAAATGTCCCATCCAGTCGTTGTCCTCGCGGTATGCTTCAATCGCATCCTCCACGACCTTCGGCAGTGGCACCTTAAAATCCATCTCCACTGCCTTTTTCGCCCCTTCAATGATCCAGCTCATAATGAAGGAACCGGCGTGGTCATACAGGTAGTCCGCATAATTCTTTATGTCATTCTTCCCGGTGATCTTCGCATTGAAGGGAATCACGATCAGCCTTCTCCAGATACCATCATCATTGGCACCGACCTTCGGCAGGTGGTTCGTGTACAGCACCAGCGTATGTGACGGAACAAAATGGAACGGGGCCTTATACTTCTTCTCCGCCTGGATCTCATCTGTAGAGCAAAGTTGCTTCACGGTTGCCGTATTCAGCCTCATACCTTCCTCCATCTCGGAAGAAATGATGAGCCTGCGGCCTTTTAGTTCTGCCATCTCTGGCTTGATATTTCTCTTGCAGTTCATGGTCAGTGCTTCCGCAGACAGCTTCCCGGCGTAATCGCCCAGGACTCTGAAGATCGTGTTCCAGAAAGTCGATTTACCGTTGGCACCACCGCCATAGGCAATGATCATGTGCTCCTGATAGACCTTTCCGATTGCTGCCATTCCGACCACCAGCTGTACATAGTCAATCAGCTCCTGATCCTTACAGAAGAAAAGCTTCAGGGCATCCAACCACAGCTGCTTCCCGTCTTCACCCGGAGCACAGGTCGTAATCTTCGTGATCAGGTCTCTCGGATCATGCGG